CCGGTCGGGCCAGTTGGTCCGGTTAGACCAGTTGGGCCGGTAGGACCAGTATCACCAGTGGGACCGGTCGGGCCAGTTGGTCCGGTTGGACCAGTTGGACCAGTTGGACCCGCAACGGTAGAAGCGGAACCTGTCGGACCAGTTGGGCCGGTAGGACCGGTCGGGCCAGTATCACCAGTGGGACCGGTCGGGCCAGTTGGGCCGGTTGGACCGGTCGGGCCAGTATCACCAGTCGGACCAGTCGGACCAGTGGGACCGGTAGGACCGGTCGGGCCAGTGGGTCCTGTCGCACCAGTTGAGCCAGTTGGGCCAGTGGGACCGGTAGGACCGGTGGGACCGGTCGGGCCGGCTACGGTGGAAGCGGAGCCAGTCGGGCCTGTGGGGCCGGTAGGACCAGTATCACCAGTCGGACCAGTAGGACCTGTGGGACCAGTTGGACCCGTGGGGCCTGTCGCACCAGTTGAACCAGTTGGGCCTGTAGGGCCAGTGGGACCAGTGGGGCCCGTGGGGCCTGTCGCACCAGTTGAACCAGTTGGGCCTGTAGGGCCAGTGGGACCAGTGGGGCCGGTCGGACCAGTGGGACCAGTGGGGCCGGTCGGACCGGTAGGACCGGTGGGACCGGTCGGGCCAGCTACGGTGGAAGCGGAGCCAGTCGGGCCTGTGGGGCCAGTTGGGCCTGTAGGGCCAGTGGGGCCAGTAGGACCGCCTGCGCCGGTCGCACCGGTCGGGCCAATTCCCTTTAGATCGGCAATCTGCTGCGTCGTCGCACGGCGAGATGCGCCAGATTGAACAATTTCAACCTGCTCCGTACCACTAAGCGAAGTGGCGACAGGCAAATTGGGGATTTGAATATTACTGGCATACTGCGGCATCAAAGCGGTCCCGTCTTGGGAATTTCATCAAATCCATAGGGCAAGCTGGGGTTGTTTATAACATATCCACCGGATGTGTAAGTCCCCGCGAACGTGGAATCTTGAAGATCTAAATGAGTTTTGTCGATGACAGTAATCACCCAAGTGCCGTTCGCCGCAGTGGCACCAAGGACATCTTTAATGATGACCCGTTGATTGGTGATCATGCCAGACGTGACGGTGACGGTGATCCGAATCAGGCCAGAACCGTTGTTCGAAACATTGACGACATTCTTGTAAGTGACAGCATTCGGATCGGTACCTGGAAGCTGGTTCTTACCGCCCGGTGGCTCGCCCGTCTGTTGCGTTACGCGAATGTTGTCAGTCGCCACACTATCTAAGCTGGTGACGCGAGTGTCACCCATGGGAACAGGAATGCCTGTCGTCACGTTTGTCGTGTTGTAACCTGACACCTGACGGCGATCTGTCGAGTCCCAAACATAAGGCTCAACACGCGGATTGATGATCGGCACAGGATCCGCCGGCAAAACAATTGCGCGAAGCTGCGATTGCGGCGTGTCATAGCAAGTGTTGCAAACTAAAAGCCGAATGTTTTGCAGCGTTGCACCGCGATAGTCAAACTGCCAACGCAGATTGACGTGGTTGTACCAAATGCCGCAGCGGTCGCAGACTGCAAATGCCTGCGGACTACTTGCGCTAGTTCTAGCCCGTCCAGATCGAGAGGCATATGCCATCGGCTAACACCCTTAAGGACGGAAATATCCAGCGATTTGCGGAGAAATGTACTGCTGCGCCTGTTCAACATTCTGACTTGCGGCAATCTCATACGCTTCATCAGCAAGCGGCTTGAGCAAAGGCAGCTTGTCAGGCGACCAAACCATGGCCAGACGCTGCGCCAAACCAAACGCAAATGCCTCAAGCCACAAAAATGGTATGTCTACCGTCTGCCCGCTGACGAAGTTGGAATCCTGAATCTGGATTACTCGGTAGTAATTCAGAGTCTGCGGCCCGTTATCGACATTCGGCACCGGCCAGAGCGTGACGGTCGGCGACAGAAGACGATCAAACCAGTAAATAGTTGGAAAGCCCTGCTGTTCCTTGTTCGGATAGCTGGCGTATTCCGTGCGGCTTACCGGAAGAATGATTCTGTCAATGTTATCGCCAGTAGCGTCATTACTAATGTACGCATCAAGCATCATCACCGTCTTGGCGTCGACGTTGTAGGTGCTTTGCCCAGTAACCAACGCGGTGGAGACCAGATCAACCTTCCAAAGGTTGACGCCCTGGTTGCTCCACCTAGCGCACATCAAGTTCGTCGCCATGCGTGCGCTGGTCATATGCTCTTGAACGATAGACGTATTGCGAATACCGCAAAGATTGAACGCATAGAGCGTCAATTCGCCTAACGAAGGATTGAAAGCATACGTCCCGCTGGTGGTCATTTACTGAGGCACCACACCGGTCTGAGCGAGCGTCGTCGTGACATCTCCGGCACCGGCGGAGAAGCTGTTAACTTGAACGCGGACCCAGGTCGGAGCGAAAGCAAACTGAGTGATGGCAGTCGCAGCGGCGGCAGCAACCAACGTCGACCAAGTCATGTCCGCAGCAGCGACCGGGTTGGTCGGCGAGTTCGGATCGTCATAGCTCATCAGAACAGTGTAATTGATCGTGCCAGAGACGATGGCCTGAACAGACAAGTTTGGCAGAGCCCACTCATTGTCCAGACGGGCCCATCTGGATCCGCCAACTGTGGTCGTGCCAATCGAAAGATTGCTGGCCAAGGACGCGCTTGCCGTGACCGAGATGATCGTTTCGTAGTCCAGAACAGAAGGCACAGTGGTTGTATTAACGCCTGCTATAACTTCAGTGATCGTGTCTCCGTTAGCGTTTGTTCCGACAACCGTGTAATTTTTGCCAGTGCCATCACCGGCAAAAGTAAGCAAAATACGGCGAGTCGTGTCGAGCGTAGCAATGCCCCCAGAGACCAAGCTGCCATTCAGCGTAAGAGCACCGATAGCGGCGGCAGACGCCGTGCGGATGTTAGTGGCGCTGGCCGCAGTAAACGGGCCGGCGGTGATTACGATTGGGATCATGATAGCTCCTTAATATTTTCTGCACATGAAGAGCGTCAACGCTTCAATCAATGTACAAACGGTTTAACATTTGACGTCCCAACGCTTCAGCGCAAGATTGATGCGGCTATTCGGATCATGGGCAGTTTTAGCAGAAGTCAGCTTTTCTTTCATCCCGCACATGCGGCTGCGGAAATTATCCCGCCGCTGGGCTGCCGCTGGGCTGCTCGCCGCTTCGCTGGCAGTGACAGGGCGTTTAATGTTTTGACCTTCAGCACGAAGAGATGCGCGGCCCTTTTCGTTTAGGCCACCTTCTGGGCTTTTGCCCTCTTTGCGCGTCCAAGCACCAGACATCTAAGCCTCCAAGGAGAAACGGGGGCCGAAGCCCCCGTTCAACCATTAGTCGTTCATTTCGATCTTACGCCCTTTGGGCGCAGTACCGGCATGAGCGGACGACAGCGGGTTCATGTTGGAACCCGCACGACCACCCGACTTGCGCGGCATGCGGCTGGCATTGGCCTTGGACATCTTGCCCTTGACCATGGCCATCTTGCCCTTGACCATGCCGCCGTGCTTACGCTCTTCAGCTTCGTCGTTCACGTTCGACTGGTAGGTGTAACGCAAGTTCTTACGCTTGGCGTCCGCCTCATAGTCGCGAGTACCAGAAGCGGGCGATTCCATCGCGCCGCCGTTGGCTTTACCCTTACGAGTGCTCTTCATATGACCCTCCTATTAGGTCGGATTGACGGCAATGCCGCTGGTACCGGCAGTCGGAGCCGCACCATCGACATAGATTTGACCGCGACTGGTTGCATCGGTGCCGAACTCGGTGATCCCAACAAGCGTGCAGTCCTTCATGAGCAGAAGGCCGCCAGCGGAAGCCGGGAGCGTAGCGAGGCCAGACATCGTGGTGGAAGTAGACTGCACGTTGTTGATAAACGTGCAGCGATCAAACTTCTGCCAACGATCAATGCCCGAAGCCGCCGAGACCAAAATACCAATGGTCGTGGCGGAACTCGTTTGGAAAGCAAAGTTGCAACCCGTGAACGTATTGCGAGGCGTGCCAGCGGCAAACTTCACAGTCGAATTGGCAACAGTACGAGTAACCGTGTCGAGACCAATCTCGCAATTGACGAACGTGTTCTCGCCAGTCGTTCCCGTAACGAGGAGCGACAAGCTCGAAGTGCTCTGGGCAGAAGCGGCATCACCCGCACCACCAAAGCTCACGTTGTTGTAGTAATTGCGACCACCGCTATCCGTCCACGCGATCTGATTGGAACCGCCAGTCGAGAAACCGTTGAAGACAGAGATGTTAGAGAAGATGCAGCCCTGAGCAGTCACCACGATGAAGTTGCCCGAATTGAACGTCGCCTGGGTGTAAGCACCAGTCGGCGGAGCAAAACGAGCGCGAGGATTAACCACAGTCGGAGCAGTCATGCCAATGATGTGGCAAGCATCTTTAGCCCACGTCAAAGTACCGGTGGTCGCATTCGGATCAATCGCCTGAGCATTGGCGAGAGACAGACGCTGCGTAGCCGCAGTGCTGCCATCGCCAACAATCACGGCAACGTCGTTAGCGCCATCGGTCATCTGTGCGTAAGCACCGTAGATCGTCTGAAGCGGACTATCAGCAGCGCCAGTGTTCGAATCATTTCCGTTGACGGCGTCAACGAAAAAGACACTGCCGTTGGTGATCGGAATACCGGACATTCCCATCGTGGGGACGCCCGCAACCTCAAGGCCGCTGAGATGAGTAATACCCATTTTTAGCTCCTTAAGAAGTGGGGAACGACCCGAAGATCGAACGCCAGTTGTAGTACCCGAAGGAGTACCGCTCGTAGCCCTTAACCAGCAAGTTGTCCGTGACGAAATCGACCTGCATGTCCGTCTCGAACTTAACGCGCTCCATGTACGAGAGACCGTCAATGTTCGTGAGCAGGAACCAAGCATAAGGCGAGGTCAAGAAGTCATTGGTCATGTACGATTCAGGCAAGCCACCTGAGGTCATCATGATTGCGTTGACATCATTATCTGCCGTACCTGGGCGCAGTTCCGTCTTCGTCAAACGGATCGCAACCGGCTCAAGCTGCGGCGGAACAACCAGCTTACGCGCACGAGCAAACACCTTCAAACCAGCCTGATCTTTGAAGTTCGTACGAACCTGGATCATGCCGTTGAGGAGGGTCGCTTCGTTCAAGTCAGCCTGGATAGCCGGCGTGTTTGAAACAGTGCCGCCGTCAATCGGGTGAGCAGTGGAGCAAAGAGCCACACCATCGCCGCCAACGGAAGAATTGTAAGTCGTCGCCGTGTTCAGCACGTTCGCGCCGTAGATTTCCTTGGTCTGAGCGAAAGATTCCATCAGGCCGAGGTTCGAGGGAGCGAACTGAGTCTTGTACAGGTTGTCGTCAATCGCCTTGCGGGTGATAGCGTACCCGAGGCCGATTTCCGTGTGCTCCTGGTTGTAGATGAACCGCTCGCCAGCGCCGTTGTCGAAAGCGGTCTGGCCGCCTTCAGTCTTCAACTGCGCGAGACCGAGGTACCGCATTTCGGCGGTGCGCTCGAGGGCCATCTTCGAGTCGTGCTTCGTGAAGATCTTGTCGTACTGCGACGGGATCATCTCGTACTTGCCTTCAACGCCCCGGAGACCAGGGAGGAGAAGGTCTTTAATGGCAGAAAGATTAACAGCCATGATTCCTTACCCCTTCTTAACCAACGGATGTGAGCGTTTTAGTGCTCACATTGTTGAAGGAAACGATTGCGTAATTGTACGCACCAGCAGCGGTGCCGGGAGCGCCCGGCGGCTCTTCCACGAGACTGACAACGCGGAAAGGCAAGGTGCTGGTGGTGGCGAGAGTGCTCTGGTCGAGAGAAGCGCCAGAAATACCGCTCATGGTATTGCCCGTGCCAATCGCGTAGTCGATGTTCGAGTTCACATCGGCAACGACCAAACCGGTCGCACCAACCTGAGCCAGGAACTTGGCGTTCGGGTCGTTGACGATGTAGCCGATCACATAATTGGTCGCGGCAACATCGCTGCCGGGCCAAAAGTTCGACCAGACGGTACGCTTCTGCGAAACCGACAGGTACTGGCAACCGACAAAGATGCCCGCAGTCTGAGCATCAGCGCCAGCGCCCTGAACAACAAGGCCGGCGTTGGTCGGAGTGACCGGATCGCCAAAGAAGATGTTAGTCGCATCGTAAGCAATGCGGACAGGAACCTGCTCATACGTCGGAGCAGAACCCGTGCCACTGTACTGACGAAATCCGAAAGGCGCGTTAGTGTTCGCCATGACGGAACTCCTTTCTACAGGAGACCCTTCATCGCGCACCGGGGCGATTGGGAGTCGGGGATCAGAAGCCTCCCCCCGAGGGGAGGTATCTAATAATTAACAGGAATTAAATGGTAAAGTAAAGGGGCCGCCTTTTGGGCAGCCCCTTTTTAATTAATCTTTCGGAACCGGCATGGGCTCGTAGCCCTTTTTGATGTTCGGTCGAGCCTGTGGGTGGTTTCGATCAAACTGCCCTTGGGGGGCCGAGGAAAGCTGGTCCTCCTTAACCCGGACCTGATCCTTGGCTCGCTTCTCGTCCAGCCGGCGGAACTTATCGGTGATCTCCTGCGGGCGTTCCATCAAAACCATGCCCTTACGCTCAATCGTCTGATAATGAGCACCAATAGGCATCATTGAAGGGTGGCGGCTGGTCGGCACGGGCGTCCAGCCAGTGCGGGTGAGCTGCACCTGATAGGCCGGATCTTCCTGGTTATGGACCGTCCTGCGCTTCCATTCGTAAGTCCAGCCGTCCGGCACGGTGCTCATGTCAAAATAGAAATCATCGGTGCCGGCATCAACGTCGCCGATATGGCCCATGATTTCTTTGGCACGCCGGGCGGCAGCGGCCCGAGGGTCGTCTTCTCGCATGGCAGTCCTCAAAGCGGGCCGTGTAGGCGTCACAGGAGCCGATTCTTCCTGCGGAGCAACTTCCACAGGGGCAGGCATAGAAAGCTCTTCCTGAGCGATTTTCGGGGTATTGCGGGGGCGTCCACGGCCACGGGGTGCCGGCTTGCTATCGTTTTCCATATTTTAATCTCCTAATTAACTCTTTCTTGGTTTCGAATTTTTAACACTTGTTTGGCATATTCCTCGTTTGACATGTTCGAGACCTGGGCATGTTCCCTTTGCAAGGCCGTCAATCTGACGACTTCGGGACGGGTGCCGCTGGTGTTATTGCTCCTGCTAACCGGCGCAGCCGGCGGAGACGAACGTCGCTGGGTCGAAGACGCCGCAGTAGACATAACTTCTTCTTCCGGGGCGGCTTCGGCACGCTTTCGCATACCCAGCGTCGTCTCGACAAAGTTGAAGTAGTCGTCGCTGTCGGCTTCGTAGCCGTCCGCCATAGCAAGACTATGTGCGGCGATCATCTTCTGGTTCAAACGCGGGTCGGTGACGCACTGGGGGTTGTTTCGCACCCAGGTTGCAGAGCGCGGCGACAACTGACTGGCAAAAGCCTCGACCGGATCACGCCGAGGTTGCTCAATCGCCTCTCGCGGCTTGGCTTCCAGGGCGCTCTTGCCGTTCTCAAGCTGCAATAAGCGAGCAGACATGTTTGACATGCCCTCTTGAGCATCAGCAGCAGCGTCATAGTCGTTGTTTTCCATCGCAGCGCGATAGTTCGCCTTGTAGATATCGGCATCGCGCTTAACCAACGAGATAGCGTTGGTCACCAACTGAAGATTGGTGTCTTCAACGGTGTTATTGGCGCGA